GACGGTCGGAAAAAATCAAACGCGGCTTTTGCAATCAACCAGCCGTCAGACAGTAATGTGCCTGCGTATTTTGCGGCAATGGCTGCGACTTTGATGGTGATCAGTCCGGCAGCTGCGCCGATAACAACGGTGGTGAGCATGGGAAATTTGTCTGAAAAATCGGCCACAACACCTATTGCGGAACCGAGCACCCCCATCACCATATTAAGGGGTGGCAGCAGGACTGTTCCCAACTTAACGCCAGCCCGTGCAATCTGGTTTCGCATGAGCTGTACGTTGTTAGCCGTTGTCTTGCTGCGTTGTTCGTACTCGGCCTGCATGGATCCGGCATACTGGGTGGCGTCGCCGGTCAGCTCAAAGGCCTGCTTAAGGTTCCCGATGTTTTGCAGCAAAGGCATGATCGCGCCCTTGGATTCCTCTCCAAAAAGCTGGGAAACCAAGGAGCTCTGTTCTGCTTTGGGCGCATCCTTAAGGGCTGCAAACACGTCCATGATCGCGCCCTTGGCATCGGTCTGCATCCGCTCAGCCAGAGAGACAGAGTCGAACCCAAGGGATTCAAACGCGTCAGACTGCGCTTTGGTAGCGGCCTGGCCTTTTGTCAAAGCGCCGGTCAGGTTCTTCATGGCGGTGGCCGCGATCTCCGGCCCCGTACCGGATGAAAGCAGAGCCGCACCAAGAGACGCTGTTTGTACCGTGGTCAGACCTGCTGATTTAGCGACAGCCCCTTGACGCTTGAGCACTTCGGCCAACGCCCCTGCCTGCGCGTTCATGTTGTTGGAAAGATAATTTACAGCATCGCCCAGGTTCACCGTCTGGCCCTGGGTTAAATCCATGGCTGCACGCCATGCGGCCATGGTGGATCCCGCTTCGTCCCCGGACAGATCAAAAGCGATGCCCATCCTTGCGGCATCAGTCGCGAATGCCTTGAGCTCGTCTTTTGCAATCCCTGCCTGCCCTGCAGCTGCGACAATGGCACCAATTCCGCTTGCGGCCATAGGAATTGTCGTGGACATGTTAAGGATGTCGTTCGACATGGCCTTGAATGCCACGGGCGTAGGAAAATCCACGACCTTGGCAACGTCAGCCATGACAGATTCGTACTGGATGGCCTCTCGGATGGGAGCGGCCAGTGTCATGACGGCGCCAACGGCGCCGATCATCTGGCCGCCCATCTCCGAGCGAACCTGCTTGTTCTGCTGCGCCTTGCGCATCCTGGCCATCTTGCGTTCTGTGGCCGTGATGGCGGCGCCGAGCTTTTTGTTTTCTGCAGCGGCATCAGAGATGGAAACACCGTATTTACGGGCCGCCTGCGCTGCCCGATAATACCTGGCCTGTGCCTCAGAAACCTGCTGGTTCAGCGTGGAGCTGGAGAAGCCGGCAGCCTTCTGGCGGGCGCTAAGCTCTTCGAGCTCAGCCTGATATTTCACCAGATCCTTTGCGGCACCCTTCTGGATGCGCATCTCATCAAGGGCTTTGCCGATGCCCTTCATCTTCTGAGTAGCGGTCGCGCAGGTCTTGCCGAACGAGCTGCCGAGGGCGGCCCCGATCGTAAATCCTACAGTATATGTCTTCGCCATGATACCCCTACTCGTGCTGAGATTCTTTGATGATCCGGTCTATATCCTGTTTCCAGCCCAACACTTCGGCCAAGCTCATATCCATCCAGAAACCCAAGTCGGTGTGGACGACAATGGACATGGATATGAGCACTGGCCGGAGGTCGTCCCATCCTATGATAAAAAACCTGTGTACTCATCCTGTAGACGACCGTAGTCTTTCATGTCCATGCAATCGAGATCCTCGGGATTCATGTCGCAAAGCCGGGCAAACAGGGCGATCTCTTTTTCTTCGTCGGTCTTTGCGGACTGTGATGCCGCCCGCATATCGCCCACGGTAGGTCTGCGCATCTCAACCTTTGTGATTTCAACGCCATCTTTCTTGAACGGAAACTGCAATTTTATTGTAGCCATATGTCGGCCTCCTTACATCCCAAGACCCAGACCACTGCGGACATCCGCGAGATAGTCCGTGCCATTGATGACGCAGATATAATTATACTTATCGATTTCAACCAGTTCATCACCGTCAATCCACACCTTGATGTAGTTGCACTCGAATTCACTGGATGCATCCTGGGCGGATCCCATATCCATCTTTCCGAGACCGGTCTTTTTGGGAACCGCTTTGACAACCACTTTTTGTGGTACCACGACATACTCTCCGGCGCCGGAATCGTAGACCTGAGCTGCGCCGCGCAGGTCCAAATGATGCGCCTTGGGTTCGGCCAGAGAGATCTGGTTTCCGGTGATGGTCCGCCAGTTGAGCTTCAGGGCCATGGATCCGTAGTGCCCGATCACGGGGCTCTCTACTTCACCGGCAATCCCTGCCCCTTTGACCGTGTCGGTCAGCGCTTCCAGATCGGGCAATTCAACGTCAGCCGTGCCGAGGAGATCTGTGCCGTCCAGGTACACACGGAAGTTAATCAGTTTTTCAGGTGTTTTGTTTGCCATGGTTCAATGCTCCTTATCCGAACAGGGTTTCGAGATAGTCGGGATCGTATTCCAGAATAAAATCGATCTCGCGCGCAGGGCTGGGTGGCGTGATGTACACGTGGAACTTGATCTTGCCGTCCATCGTGTCTGTGCTTGGATTCTCTTCAGACTGGAATTCAACCCGACCACCCAAGATAAATTCACGCGCGGCCAACCCGTTCAGCCAGATGTTTGCAGAATCCACGATTGTCTCAATCAGTCTGCGCGTGATCGGAAAATCAACCTTCTGCCAGTACGTTGTGGTCAGGGTGTTCCCGATCCAGTTGAACATCCTGCGGATAGGCAGAAATGCGTCTTTGACGTCTGTCACAGCGGGATAACACCCGGTCCGGTTGCCCCAACACTTCCAGCCCCCGATGAAGTTCAATGCGGTAACAATGCCGTTCCCGTTCAGATAGTTTGCCTGGTCGGGACCGAGCCACACCTCTTCACCGTCAGCAACGGCTGAATCCATCTGGAACGAATGATTCGACGGGCTCTTATAGGGGATGTCTTCATTGTCGGCATCAATCTGGGCAAGCAGCCCGGCAACCTGCGAGGACATCCAGTACTCATTGTCTCCGAGTTTCACCTTGGGCCAGCAGATGACCTGCTGCTCATCCATGAAGTTGTTCAGATTTTTCAACGAGGGGGCGTCCGTGTATACTGCTGCGCCGTCCGAGCTGGAATCAAGGTCAATGACGGCAATAGCTTTGAAGTGCTTGTTGATATTTCCAGCTTTGGCCGTCATTGTCGCAGCAACGGTGGTGTCATGTGACCAGCCCGGCGCTACAATCTGCCCTGGAACCAACCGGAACATGGGGAATACAGAGTCAACGAGTTCCAGCCCGGTAGCCTTCATGGTTGTCGTATCGATCCCGCCAACAATATTTGCTGTAGTGACCAGGGAGGGGTCGCCGTATTCATAAGACACGGTCACTGTCTCCCCTGCCGTCAGGGAACCGTCAGTAAGGCGAGAGATGGTCCCTGCGATGGCATCGACCGCATAGTCCGTGCCCTCGATCAGCACTGTTTCAGATCCGTTTTTGACTTCGGGGTCTCCAACAATCCCGGGATGCCCGGTATCGATGACACCGTCCACAAAGGTGAGCTCTTCTGCAGTTACCGCTGTCTTGTGGGTAGCCGGGTCAAACACGTTGACCAGGACAACAGGAGCCACATTGAACAGGCCAAAAAATGCGGACATGAATTCACATAATGTGTAGCTGCCCCAGTCGTCAGAATACCCGCACGCGGCCACGGCCTCTTTGTACGTATTACAGAGGACGGGTGTGTTTACCGGCACACTGCCATCCTCGACCAGATGAACCGGCGCCGTGCCAAATACAACCGGCATAGCAGCTCCAACGGTACGAGGGGGCAGGATTGAGGTGGGTTCTTCCGAAAAATACACGCCATGTCTGTACGTCATGGGTCTTAACCTCCGTTAATAACCTGCGCCGAACACATCCGGTGCAGCTGTTTGGTCCTCGATTTGAGGGGTTTTCCAATGTGAAACAATCTTGCCAAGATAATATGGATGAGCCTGCAGGCCCTCATCGTCTCCAACCGTCCACTTCACGGGCAAATCTATGGTCCAGCGACCAACAGTCTGGTGGGACATCAGTATCCTGCGGGCACGGTCGATCATGTTCTGCAGATCATGGCCACCGCCTTGCACTGATTCGGCTGTGTATGCCCCGCAGATGAACTCCACCTGGGTATCCCCGTCGCCGTCGCGGTCTTCACCTGCCCGTGCCCGGACAACGATGAAGGGGAAATCCTCTTGCTGGTCCTGTGGCTTACGGCGGGGCTCCAGGCCGTAGGTGACAATCTTTGTAGGGGCATGCTCTTCCTCGCGGCCGGGCACCCGAAACATCACATCTGCAAATTCGGATTGCAGCAACTCCTGCAGTTTTCGTAATAGGATATCCGTCATTTCAGCCCCATCTTTTCAAACATCCGCGAGACTTCGTGGTCAAAATTCTTTGAAAACCGCTCCTCTGCGCCTTCACAGATTCTGTCAGAGACGGCCTGTTTAGACAGCATCTGCGGGACGGAGAGGCCGTACAATTTAAACACTTTATTTTCTGAACTCTTATGACCCAGACGGCTGTACATCCCCCGACCGCGAACGGGCATGTCGGCAATAAAGCTGCCGGCAACACGAACGCGACCAGTCTTTTTCATGACCTTCACAGATGCTCCGATCCTGGGGGGCTTTTTGTGCTGAGGCTGGCGGGGCAATGCCCCGAATTCGTACAGCGACGTTCTGAACCCGGTGGAGCGGACCATGGTATACACGCTGCCCGTCGGCCGGGCCTTTTTGATATACACCGAACTGCGCACCGTGGCCGCGCGCACATTGTATTCCTTGCGGGCCTCGCGAGACATGTCCGTTTTTACGCCCGCAGCGGCCCGATTGAGCGCCCTGGCCGCTGCCTTTTTTGCGGTGGGGCCAAACGTCTCTATAAGCTCGACGGCACGATCAAGTTCATCAGATTTGATCCGGACCTGAAACAGATCTTCTCTGCTCGCACGTCCCAGCTCATTATGTCTCGCGGTTGCCATTATGCAATATTCCTTGTGAATTCGATTGTTAGCGTCAGGCCATTATCCTTGACGGACTCCACAAACCACACGACCCCGTCGAGGTCGACCTCTTCATCCGGATCCGGAACGGATACCTCACCGGAATGAAAAACGATCTTTGTCCTGGCAACGCTGGTAGCGTAATCACTGTCGCGTCCTGCACTGGATGATATCACCACTACAGTGACAGGGTCGCCGTTGTATGTGATCTCCTTGCCACGATAGAGAAGAATGGCGCTGAGCTTTGCATGCATCAATCCTTGCTGGTCCATCTATAGGCCCTCTTGTTCCTGAGCGCACCGGATGCACAGTCGGCACCCGGCGACGGCAACCCGCCGAGCCTCTCCAATAGGTTCGCCGCAAATCTCGCAATAGATAAGGGATTCTTCTTCAGGAGTTGCCATCTGCGCCGTACGCGCAGCCAGCAACTGAGATCCAAGATCGGGGGCGAGGTCGACGATATCCATGGCCTAGTTCTTGGTTTCCAGGTCGGGCAGGCTGGCCATTGTTTGTGCCTTGGCTCTCAAGGTGTCGACGTCAGGCACTGCATATCCAGCGTCGCATAGACGGTCGGCCAACTGCAGAGCCAGCGGAACCAGTACGCCGACAACGGGAGACACTACGGGGGCGCCGGCGGCTACTGTTATCGCCGCGACCAGGTTGCCGGCAGCCTGGGCCGTTTCTTTATCGATTAAACTCATGACGCATCTCCTCTGATTGTCTGATATAGTGACACCGCATCGTCCAACGCACTACGCGCCTCGGCAAGCGCTGCAGAGTATGCCTCGCTCCTGCTGGTTGCGTTAGTTTGTTCGCTCAACTTCCAAGCAATGGCAGCGTCGCTGGCCAGCTTGATTGACCGTTTTGCGATGTTCATTATCGGGGCCAGCGTCGATTTGCACCACGATTGCTGACCGGGCGACAGCTCCGGGACTGCGGTTGTATACGCCTCGTGCATGTCCATGTATTCGTCAATCATCAGGTCCACAGTGGCTATTGCCTGATCCCGAGGCGAAAGATCAGCGATAGTTTTTACTGCACATCCAGGACAGAGGAATGCGACTTGAGCGGCCAGTCCCATGGCAATAAATACAATCGGCAGCTTTTTCCCGGTCACCGCGCTCAAGGATTCTTTAATCGCCGTAAACAGCAGATCGTCCCACTTCCATTTGCTCTTCGCGACATACTTGTCCGCAATCATGATAATGAGGGCGACAAGCGCCCAGTTCTGTATGATCCACTCCATTACAATTCTCCTGTTCTGAGTATTGCTACAATTTCTTTGGCACGCCGCGGAACCTGCTTGAACCAGCTGGAGTCCTCGGCCTGAATTGCAACCTGCTCCCAGTCTCTATTTTTAACAGCAGCTATCATTTTCTTGAATTTCCGAAAGCCTGATCCGCCAAGCTGAAAACGCATATCCACAAGCGCCCACGCCCGGAATCCAAGCAATGCGGGGTTCCAATCAACAAAAATGGTTTTGAGATCGTTTTCGCATTCCTGCAGGTCGTTACGCAGTAAAAGCATAGCCTCGGAAGGGGTAATGCCACGATCCTCAATGTTTCGACCGACCCCTATAGTCAGCTTCCCTGCCGGACAGCGGTACGGTTTCAGGCGCAGGCCTTCGTGGGCGAGGACCATTTGTTCGATGTCTTTGTATTTTTTCATTATCTTATCCGTTGCAGGGCCGTGATTATTACAGCCGTGGTGATTGCGGAAATGACCGAGCTTGCACCAATCATCTTCCAGACCTGCTTTTCCATCTCTGACAACCGACGTTCAACCGCATCCAGCCTGTCCGATCGGATCATGCAACGCTCTGAGATCTGCCCTGTATAAGATTCCAAAGACGCTTCCATGCGGGTAATCCGCTCCCGGATGTCGTTTAGGGCTTCCCATAGAGGGCCGTTCTCAGCCATGGTGTCTCCATATTCTGCAATAAACAGACTCCCACGCCCCGGCGATCCGCCACGCCCTGGCATGGTTGATGCCTAGATCCACTAGGCGGCAATAGATATGCAATGGGCAGAATGTGTGCTGGATCCAGTTTCGCATCGAGATTCCCTGATTTCACCTTCGCGCCCGCCCCTTCCCCGATGGACGGGATGGGCGCGAAGGCTAAGGAGGAT